GTGAGAATTTTGTCAAAAGAAAAGCAAAAGAATGAATTAGAGCAAGAGGAATTTGGCATGGAATTTAATCTTGAAGAATTAGAAGTAAAAGAAGAAAAAGAACAAAAAGAGCAAAAGAAGGAACAACAATTTAATAATAAAGAAAAAAAGTAAGATGAAATTAATTACCACAATCTTCGGTTTGTGGTAATTAATTTAAAAAAGCCATAAACGGCGAGGTCGTTATGGCTTCGAAAAGTATGTGAGAAAAATCTCATGACCTATTTATCTTTACCGGTTTCAATTGAATTTATACTTAAAATTTAAAAAAATAAAAAGGATCACTTCCAATTTAGAAAGCGACCAAAATAATTATATGGAAGTGTGCTTCTACTTAGAAGTGAATAAAAGGATAAAATGAAATGAGGATACTTCTATATTATGCGTATCAAGTGAGTTACTACTATGTGTATGACACTTAAAATTAAAAAGTAGTTTGTGATTGTGTGTGAAAATATTCTGTTTATAAAAGAATTAAAGTTGTAAATTACTGATGACACTAACATAGTACGTTTGCTAATCAGGTACACTTGGGCATTTGACGTGTAAATAAAAAAACTGCATTGTGTAGACGCTGCTGCGCAATATGAGGAAATTATAAAAGGGTCACTGTGGCATCATCAGTGACCCTCAAAAATGGAGGTATAAAGCCAAATGGATTAGCTTTATACACTACTATTTTATGATGTGATATTCATTTTTTGGGTGTTTGTCTGTGAAGATGAAAGTACTTGTTAAACAACCTGAGGAATTTGTAAATAAAAAAAGGATCACTTCCGATTTAGAAAGCGACCAAAATAAATATATGGGGGCGTGCTTTTATTTGGAAGTGCATGAATGAAGCGGGGGTATAAAAATGAATAGTCTGGAACAAGAGCAAATAGCTGCAATAGCTGAGGTAGTGATTGAGAAATTTAATGAGTTGCAGGAAGAAGAACAAACTAAAAAAATAGATAGAAGACTGTTTAATACCAAGATATTACTAAAGCATTATCGTAATTTTAAAGCTCGTTGTGAAAAATTAAAAGAAGACAATAAATTAGAGGTAGAAGAAGACCCGTTTATTGACATTGGAGGGCAATACCTTTCAATCGAATCATTAACTCGTAGTAGTGCGAGAACATTAAACCTCATGCGATTTATTGATAAAATGATAGAGTTCTATAAAAGTGATTGTGAGCGTCAAGGTAAGGGGGCTATACGAAAACACGAAACGATAATGCATTACTACATCTACGATGAGAAAAAGACATATGCTGATATAGCGGAGTTATTTGATGTCGATGAACGGACTGTTAGAAGAGATTTAAAAGAAGCGGTATATGCTTTATCAGTATTGATTTTTGGCGTGGATGGATTGCGTATACAGTTGTAAATGTCAAAAACGTGCCCTTTTATGTGCAATTCGAATAATTTATAGTGTAAATGTAGAGTAATTGGATTTACTTTACATCCGTAGTCTTCCAACTCGACATGAAAAGTCCTGTTTTAAACAGGCAATAAAACTAAATAGACGTTTGCTGAAACGTCAACACTACAGAGTCACATCTAATCGGGTGTGGCTTTTTAATATGCCTTTAGAGGTCTGGATTTATATGCCAGAAGTGCAAAGGGGCTTCGATTGATACTTGTTGGAATGGACTGAATAAAGCCTATTCAAGGTGGCGATGATTAAAAAGAAAAGTGAATAATCAGATTTGGAGTGAGTAAATATGAAATTTTCGGTTGATTTATTAGGAGAATCAAAAATGGAAAAAATAGAGGAACTAGAGCGTACTAATAGTGAAATGGAAAAATGCAACCATCAACTTTCAAAATTGAACAAGAAAAAAGAAAAGCTTGAAAGAGAGATATCTGATATAGATGAGGCAATATCTAAACTCGAAGGTAGTAAGTAACATGGTATTACAACCAGTATTGATGTCATTAAAAACGAACCAATAGAATAGACACGTATCAAATCACATCTAACCAGGTGTGGCTTTTTATTATGTTTCATATTTCAAGTAGTGACATACATTTTCACTAATACTATGATTAGTGTGGATGGAGGTGCAAACGATGAATATTGTGAATACGGACAATAGAAAACTATCACTGATTTGGGAAGATATTTTGATGGAGCACGGTGGAGAGGAAACTGTGAATAATTTTAAAAATGAATACTCTAATTACTGTATTGAAAAATTATTGGAATTAGCCTCACTTTTTCTGGAATTAAAAACAGAGAATCATCCTTGTAAACACCAAATTATAATTGGAAATTATTTAGAAAGAGATGAGTATACTGTTGTTTATGAAAGTAACGAAATTGATTATCAAGAATTACTAATCGCATTAGTTACTTTAATGCGATTAATTAATATTGAAAAAAGACCTTATCTAATAATCGAATTAGCGCACGCATTACGAAAAATGGATAGAGAAGTCTCAGACCGTTTTGTTAAAGATATTGCTGGAAGAGTGCATAGGGAGTATAGATAGATTTTTAAGCATCTCAAATGAGGTGCTTTTTATTATGCCTTTAGAGGGTCTGGTTCACTATGCACCAGAGCTATTTAAATTGTGGAGGGATAAACAATGAAAGAATACATTGATGAGTTCAAGGAGTTACAAGGGGCTGCTAAGAGATTAGGTGCAACCACAAGTAAGAGTGCTAATGATGTAGCTGATGCCTTAACGGAGTTGGGAAGAGCGGGGGAAGCGAACTAATTATAGGAAAACATTAGGTTCTTCTGGGGTTTTAAAAGCATGCGGGGCTTGCGAGCCCCAAAAGTGGTCTATTTTTATTTTAAAAATTTTACTTTCGCTTTCGCTTGTGGGAGATGAAAGTTACAACTCTAGAAGAAATCCTTCATCTAATGCTTTGAAAAATGAAGCAAGGATATATGTAAAAAAGCGAAAGTGAGGTGTGAGATATGACAAAATCTAAAGCGAAAGTAGATGACCTTGCTACTTTGGAAATTGGAACAAGCGAATTTGCAAAATTAGTGGGGAAAACGCCGCAATGGATTCGTCAGTTAACACGTGATGGTGTACTCACACAATGCGGCCGTGGAAAATACAATATGGCTGAAAATATACTTTCATATATTGAGCATGCTTCAGGTGGTAAAGAGGAAGACGGGAAACCACGTCATGTTGATGTTAAAACTGAGCATGAAATTTTAAAGAAAGAAAAAACAGAATTACAAGTGCGGCAATTACGAGGACAATTACACGAGGCAGAGGATGTCCGCCTGGTAATGGGTGATATGATTTTAAGCGCTAAATCGAAATTATTGTCATTGCCAACACGGATTAGCTCACAGTTGGATGGTGAATCAGCTAAAACGATTGAACAAATTTTAAATCAAGAAATCGCAGATTCATTGAGCGTTTTAGTAGATTATTCGCCTAAAATTTTTGAAAAAGAAAGTAGCGAATAAGTTGGTTGCAGAAAAAACAATCGATTTATTTAAAGATTTAGCGCAACTGTGGTCCCCACGTCCTAATTTAACAGTTTCTGAGTGGGCTGATAATTATCGTATTTTAACTTCTGATACATCTGCTGAGCCAGGTCCTTGGCGTACAAGTCGTGCACCATATATGCGAGAGATTATGAATTGTATTACAGATTCAAACATTGAAGAAGTAGCAATTATGGCATCTGCCCAGGTTGGTAAAACAGAGTTTATGTTGAATATGGTTGGTTATCACATTGATTATGATCCTTGTCCAATTATGTTCATGCTGCCAAACAAAAAATTAATTCGATATTTTTCAACAACAAGGCTCTCTACAATGATTCAAGCAAGTGATGCGTTACGTAATAAAGTAGCAAAAAACGCAGGTAACACAATCGATGAAAAAGCCTTTTTGGGTGGTTCAATTGCGATTGTTGGTGCAAATGCAGCTAAATCTTTATCAAGTAGACCAATTCGAATTTTGTTATGTGACGAGGTAGATCGTTATCCAGTGTCCGCTGGTAAAGAAGGAGACCCAATTAATTTAGCAAAAATGCGTACTACCACTTTCCCATCAAACCGAAAGCATGTCTATGTATCGACACCACTTGATAAAGGTACTTCTCGAATTGAGCAGTTGTATGAAGATAGTACGATGGAGCAATGGTCATTTGTTTGTCCGTCATGTGACACATTCCAGCCAATTAAATGGCCACAAATAAAATTCGAGTATCACAAAACTGAGGATAACGAATTTATTGTGGATGAAGTAAATCATGCATGTAGTGAATGTGGCTGTTTACATAGCGAACGTGAATGGAAACGTGCTGAAGGTAAATGGATTGCTCAAAAGAAACATTCACGCCGTCGTGGGTTTCATTTGAACCAATTTGCGAGTCCGTGGGTAACGTGGGAGAAAATCGCGAGAGATTTTTTAGAAGCGAAACGTGACGGACTGGAAAAGTTGAAAACATGGAAGAACACCGTTTTAGGTGAATCATGGGAAGAACAAGGAACAACGGTCGATGAAGAAATATTATTTGAACGCCGTGAAAAATATGATGCTGAGGTTCCAAGCCCAGTTAAAGTGCTAACTGCTGCTGTCGACGTTCAAGACGATCGATTTGAAATTGAAGTAGTTGGATGGGGAGCTGGTCGAGAGTCATGGGGGATTGAATATCATGTTTTATATGGAGACTTGAAGCGAGAAGAAACATGGCAACAGCTTGACTTATGGCTTCAAAAACGTTGGAGCAAAGCAAATGGTAAGCAGTTTGGTATTGCTTGTACATGCATTGACTCAGGTGGTCACTTCACACAGGAGGTCTATCGTTTTACGAAAGTTCGGGAAGCGCGGCGAATTTATGCTATTAAGGGTGCAAGCGCGGTAAAAGGTGAGTACATTCCACTATTGGCGGGTACATCAAGACCAAAACCATTGAAAACACTGCTTGTTCGTCTTGGTGTTAATGATGGGAAGGCCCGTGTTCTGTCTAGCCTTCAGGTAGATGAACCTGGTCCAAACTATTGCCATTTTCCAAAAGGACAAGGCTATGAACTAAACTATTTTCTTGGTTTAACAGCTGAGAAGTTGGAAACACGTCATGAAAAAGGTAGACCTTATCATGTATGGGTCAAGAAACGTGCTCGGAACGAACCATTTGATTTACGTGTCTATAATACGGCAGCAATCGAAATAGTAAATCCAAACTTTGAAAAAGAATACGCTGGTATTTATGGTGTTAATAAAAAAAGAAAGAGAGTGAGGGGATAACAAATGGCTATTACATTAGAGGAAGCTCAAGAAAATCTAAGGATTTGGTTAGAAGCTGAGCGTGCTATTGCCAATGCTCAAAGTTATACAATAAGTAATCGTAGCTTAACAAAGGCCAATTTATCTGAAGTAGCTAAACGAATTGCCTATTGGGAAAATAAAGTTACTGAGCTTGAAATGACTAATAAAGGTAAGCGGATGCGAAGAACAAAACAATTTATTCCGCGGGATTGTTAAAAGGTAGGTGAGAATAATGAATAAATTCCAACAAGGTGTAAACAAAGTTAAAGACTTTATAGGTGGCCGAAGAGGAAACGCTACTTTAAAAAATGGACCTGTAAATTCTAGTGGCTATGGTAATCATGCTGCAAGTGGTACAAAACGTTCTGTCGTAGGGTGGATAAGCTCTTTAGGTGATCCAATAGATGATATTGAACGCAATGTTGAAACAATGCGTGAACGTTCCAGAGATTTATATATGGGTGCACCTATCGCTAGTGGATCATTAAAATCTATAGTAACCAACGTCGTCGGTTATGAGCTGAAATTAAATGCTCAAATTGACGGCGATTTTTTAGGCCTTTCACAAGAAGAAGCGGAAATTATTGAGGATAAAATTGAACGTGAATTTGAATATTGGGCAGATTCTAAGAATTGTGATGCAAACCGAATGTGTGATTTTGGACAGCTGCAACAATTGGCACTTTTATCAACATTGGCTTCAGGAGACTGTTTTGCAATTTTACCTTACAAAAAACGGGTTGGATCACTTTATGAACTTACGGTGAAATTAATTGAAGCTGATAGAGTTTGTAATCCAGTAATCAATACATTTACTGAAGAACGGTTGATAAATGGTGTAGAGATAGATTCTACAGGTGAAGTTATTGCCTATCATATTGCAGATAAACATCCAAATAGCTCTTTGACCGGTCAAAATAATTGGAAACGAATCGAAAAATATGGACAGCTTAGTGGACGATTAAATGTCATTCACCTATTAGATATTGAACGTCCCGAACAACGTCGGGGAATACCTGTTTTAGCACCTGTTATCGAATGTTTAAAACAAATTGACCGATATACTGATGCTGAATTAATGGCGGCTGTAATAAGTGGTATGTATTCAGTTTTTATAACAACAGAAGCTTCAGAGCAAGGAGATTTTGGTGGAGGCTTTGGAGAAGAAGAAGACAATTCTGAGGAAGATAATTCAAAAATTAATATAGGAAATGGCTCAGTTACATTTCTTCGTGAGGGAGAAAAAATTCAAGAATCCAATCCTGGTAGACCAAATCCAAATTTCGATGCTTTTACAACATCTATATTTCGTCAAATAGGGGTTGCATTAGAGATACCTTATGAAGTATTAATGAAACATTTTACTTCTTCTTATTCAGCGTCTAGAGGTGCATTACTTGAAGCTTGGAAAATGTTTAAAAAGCGTCGAATATGGTTAGCTAAAAACTTTTGTCAGCCAATTTATGAAGAATTTCTTGCAGAAGCAGTTTTGCAAGGTCGTATTCATGCACCAGGTTTTTTTGATGATCCTTTAATACGGAAGGCATATTGTGGGGCTGAGTGGAATGGACCAACGCAAGGTCAATTAGATCCTAAAAAAGAAGTAGAAGCAGCAATTTTACGTATTGAATCAGGACTGAGTACTCGTACCCGAGAAGCTCAAGAATTAACAGGCACTGACTTCTTCCGTAATCATGAATTAAGGAAACGTGAGGAGCAGTTACGATATGAAGCAGGATTTAATGCACCTGTAAATATAAATATTCAATCTGATAAATCAGAAGAAGGAGGTGAGAAAGAGTAATGAGAGTGGAAATTAAAGGACCTGTTATTAACGATGGTGATCAATGGATCTACGATTATTTTGGTATACCAGCTGTAAGTCCTGGTAAAGTATTGAACTCAATCGACCAAGCCATTAAAAATGGTCAAAAAGAGTTGCAAGTTGTGATAAATAGTGGAGGTGGCTCTGTTTTTAGTGCTTCTGAAATTTACACAGCACTAAAATCTTTTGATGGTACAGTTAATGTCGAAATTGTCGGGGTTGCTGCAAGTGCTGCATCTGTAATTGCAATGGCCGGAACGAATGTTGTCATGTCGCCTACTGCACAAATGATGATTCATAATGCATCAAATGGTGCGCATGGTGATTATCAAGTAATGGATGATAATAGTGAGTTCTTGAAAAATGTAAATGCTTCAATTATCAATTCCTATACTGCAAAAACAGGTAAATCTAGTGATGAACTAAAAATTATGATGGATAAAACAACATGGATGACAGCTCAACAAGCTAAAGAGCATGGTTTTATAGATGCAATTATGTTTGAAAAAGAGGTTGGTGCGGTTGCTGATTTAGGCATTAACAGTGTAATACCTCAAGAAGTCATTGATAAAGTAAGGCAACAAATGGCAAAAGACCCCGCAGTGAATGTTGTAAATCAAGCTAACAATTTAATAAATAAAAATAAAAATAAAGATAATGGAGGAAATGATGTTATGGACTTACAGACGCTACAAAATGAGCATCCAGAACTATTTGAGCAAGTAAAGAATATGGGGTATGAAGAAGGCGTAGAAGCTGAAAACTCTAGAATCAAAGAAATTGAAGATATTGCGGTACCAGGTAATGAAGCGTTAGTTACCGATGCGAAATATAAAAACCGAATTCCAGCTGCACAATTTGCAATTAATGCTTTAAAAGCTCAAAAAGAACAAGCTCAAAACCAATTAACTAATATGAAAAAAGATGCTGCACCATTGAATGATATTCCAGGATCTGCTGCCCCAGTTTCACCTGATCCGAAAGATGAAATGGATAAAGAAGCTGAGGCATTAGGTAATATATTTGTAAAAGGAGGGGAATAAGAATGAAATTAAATGAACAAGTAGGTTCTTACGAGCCAAACAATTTAGTCTATGACACTGCATTTCCCATTCAAGCAGGGTCAGCTAAATTAAAAGGTGGCCAAGGTCTTTTATTACAAGGAACAATCATTGGGAAAAATAGTGAAGGGGAATATTTAGTAGCTAGTTCAACTGCTACTACGCCAATCATTGCAGATGTCATTTTGGCAGATGATGTTGATACAGGTAGCGAACCTGGTAAGTCTGTTTTTGCTGAAACCTATATTTCAGGATCATTTAATTCAGACGCTTTACTTACAGATGGGACAGATAAAGTATCTGTTCATTATGATGTTTTACGCACTAAAGGAATTTATTTAAAGGCTTCAATCTAAGGAGGACTAAACATGCAATTATATAAAACCCTAACAATCTTAAAAGCTATTACTCAAATGCCAAAAGTGCACACATTCTTGCGTGACACTTTTTTTAATTCAGTTGAAACTTTCCCTACTGAAGATGTTCTAATCGATTACACAAAAGGTAAACGCAAAATGGCGCCTTTTGTTGCACCACGCACAGGGGGTGTAACAGTTAAACGTAATGGTTACCGTACTGAAAAGTACACTGCCCCACGTATTGCTCCACAAAAATCATTAACAATTGATGATATTACAAAGCGAATGGCTGGAGAAAGTGTAGTTAGTATAAAAACACCTGCCCAACGAGCACGTGAGCTTTTAGCAAATGATTTAATCGAATTAAATGAAATGATTAGCCGTCGTGAGGAGTGGCTTGCAGCTCAAACATTGATTAACGGTAAAGTTATCATGAAGGGTTACACTGGCGAAGGTCCGGATAGTTATGTGGAACAAGAACTTGATTTTAACTTTACTCAAGGTGTCACTTTATCAGGTACTGACAAGTGGGATAACTATACTAAAAACTCTGAGGGAGAATATGTTTCAAATCCGTACCAAGATATTAAAGAGTGGCGAAAAGAAGTAACAAAAAAATCAGGTGTAGCACCTGACACATTAATTCTTGGAGAAAATGCAGAAAAAGCATTTATAAACCATCCAATTATTAAAGAAATGTTTGATAAAAAGAATATGAACTTCGGTAATATTGAGCCTAGTATTAAAAGTGATGCTGTAACTTTCATCGGTAAGTTGCCAGGATTAGGCGTTGAAATCTATACTTATGACGACTGGTATTTAGATGATAATGAAGAAGAAAAACCATATATCCCTGTTGATACAGTTATTCTAGCAAAGAAAAATTTCGCAGGCTTCGCATATGGTGCTATTACTCAGATGGAGAAAAATGATGAGTTTATGACTTATGAAGGTGAGCGTGTTCCTAAAATCTGGGCAGACCATCAGAATGAGCAAAAAATGGTTCGCCTTGCATCTCGTCCTATTCCAAAGCCAGGTAATGTAGATGCATGGTTAACATCAAAAGTAGTGTAGGAGGGTTTGTATGAAAGGGTATCAAGTGTTATCTTCTTTACGCCATAACAGCAGACGTTATGATTTAGGCGATTTTCTTGAAGAATCGGCTATAACGGAAAAAGAAAGTGCTAGGCTTTTACAGTTAGGTGTTGTTACATCTGTTGTAAAAGAGGATGCTGCAGTAATTCCAGCTATTAAAGAATCAATTGAAACTAATGGACTGGAAGAAGAGCCTATTGAAAAGACATTGGATCTTAATTTTGATTTAGATGAATTAAAAGAAGGCGCTAAAAATCAAGGTTTAGAATGGAAGGGCAATATTAGTAAGCCGAACATTATTTCATTAATTGTGAAGAATGATAAAACGACATACTTCTTAGATCAACTAGAGGACTAAGGGAGTGAAGAAATATGAATTTTAAGGAGACATTAGAAGCAGATCTTTCTAGTGTTTTTTTTAATGTCGATGAAATGGCAGCAGAACATGTATTGGATGGAAATGAGTTAACTCTAGTTGTCGTAGACAGTAGCTTAGAAGAAATAAACGGTTTTAGTCGGGATCAACTAGATGCCTCCCAAGAAATGTTTAAAAGCTATAAAACAATTTACGTGAAAAGCAGTGAGTTTTACATCCCTAAAATCGACAGTCTCTTAGAACTTGATGGTGAAGAATATTACGTTGAACAAGCTGGCGAGGAAATGGGTATTATCCGAATTTTAGTTTATGCCAATGAGAGTTAGGTGTTTATATGATTGAGATTAATATGCACCACGCTGAAGAGTTGGAAAGATTGTTTTCGAGAACACCAAAAGAGGCGCGAAAAGTTATTGCTAGAGCTGTTAATAGGTCTGCTGTTTCTGCACGAGCAAAGGCTAGTCAAGAAATAAGATCGAAATATATTATTCGAGCTTCTGATGTAAAAAGTGCTATTAAGTTAGATAAGGCGAATCCAAGTAAACTATCAGCACAAGTGCGAGCTAGTGGTCCTGTAATCCCGTTAATGAAATTTGATGTAACACCTACGAAGCCCAATGATATGAAAGTTCGAGCCCGTGTCAAAAAAGGTGGAGGCAGAAAAACAATACAACGTGGATTTGTTGCTAATATGGGTAATTCACATACTAATATATTTAAACGCGTTGGTGATAGACGACTACCGATAAAAGGCCTATACGGCCCTTCTATAGCGCAAATGATGGGTGAGGCTACAATAATAGCAAATGTTACAAACCATGCACAAGAAACGCTAGACAGGCGTCTTATGCATGAATTGAATCGATTACTATACGGAGGATAAGCAAATGGACTCTTTAAACATTACAGACGAAATAGTCTCTTTTTTGACTGATGCATTGGCCGAAACGCAACTGCAAACAAAAGATGAAAATGTATGTAAATCACCAGCTGTATATGATGGCTATTTACCACCGAAAAAGAATACTAGACGTGGTGAAGAGGATAAGGAACAGGACTATTACCCATTTGTAATTGTCCGTTTTTTATTTGAACAAGATGCTTTATATAAACAAAATACAATGAAATTTAAGTTTTTAATTGGTACGTATAGCAAAGATGAGCGCCAAGGTTGGCGAGATACATTACTGGTTATGAATCGTATTAAGTTTGCTTTGAAGGAAGCTCAAACTATTGGGCCTGCAGATCTTACAGGTGAAATAGAATCAGCTTTATTTGAGGAGCAAATGAAACCAATGTGGCATGGAGTCATGGAAGTAGACTTTTTAACGCCACAAGTTCAATGGAATGGGAGTGTAGCAGGAGATGGCATCGACTATTAAAGAACAACAAGCATCTGTAGAACAAGTTAAACAAGTAATTACAGATAGTATTAAACATGAAATCCTGATGTATGTTGGTCCAACAGTTAAAGGGTTACAACGATTTAGTTCATTTGTGGGGGGCTATCCAAAGCATTTCAAAGAGCATCTGGAACAATCACCAGCGTTTAAGAAAATGTTTATTACGCCAGAGAAGCTAACAGAGTTTCAAAATGGTTTGTTAGATGCTAACTCAGTGGAATCTATATTTTTTAAAAAGACAGAAGAATACTTTAGTGAGGTGAAATAAAATGGCACGACATGGATCAAGAGTAACCGAAAAGCCAAGTTCACTATCTGCACCAGTCGTAGCTACAGCAACCCTTCCGGTTGTTTTTGGTACAGCACCGATTAATCTAGCAGAAACGTTAGAAAACGTGAATAAGCCTGTGTTAGCCTATTCGTTCGACGAGTATGCAAAAGCGCTAGGATATTCTGACGACTGGAAAAACTATACGCTGGGTGAAATGGCGGATCTAGCTTTCAGACAATTTAACATAGGACCGGTGGTTTTTGTTAACGTTTTGGATGCAGAAACACACAAAGCAAACAAAGAAGAAACTATTGATGTAGTTAATAAAAAAGGTGTTATTGAAACTACAGGCATCTTATTAAAAACTTTAGTTGTTAGTAATAACGATACTGCATTGAAAGGTGATCAAGACTATATTGCATCGTTTAATGAAAATGGGCAGGTAGTCATTGCGTTATTAACTGATAATGTACAGCAGCTAAAAGTAAAATATGATCATTTAACACCTGAAGCAATCAAAAATAACCATATTATTGGTGGGTATGACATTGCTACAGGAAAAAGCACAGGTTTAGAGCTATTAAATAATGTGTTTCCTAAGCTTAGTATGGTACCAGGTCTTGTGCTTGCTCCTAAGTTTTCAAAAGATCCAACAGTTGCAGCTGTGATGAAAGCTAAGGCTTCATCCATTAATACGTATTTCCGTGCACAGTCACTAGATGATGTAAATACACTTGAAGCCAATACCTATACCAAGGTCAATGAGTGGAAAAATAAAAACAATTATACAGGTGCAAATGAAATTGTTTGTTGGCCACTTGCAGGACTAGGCGACAAAGTGTATCACAAATCTTCTTTAATAGCTGGGCGGATTATGAAAACAGCTTATGATAATGGCGATTTTCCTCATGAATCTCCATCTAATAAACCATTACCAATGACAAAACTGTTAGTGGAAACAGTGGATGGATATGATGAAGTAGATTTATCACCGGATCAAGCTGAATTATTAAATAATCAAGGAATTACAACTGCCATCAACTTTATTGGTGGCTGGCGTGCTTGGGGCAACTACACAGGAGCGTATCCAGGCAATACAGATGTAAAAGATATTTTCATACCCGTTCGTATTACTCACAACTGGCTAGCAAACACAATCATTCTTACAACTTGGAACATGGTAGATGGTCCAATTGGTCCGCGTTTAATCAATAGGGTTAAAGATACGATGGGGATGTGGTTGAACGGTTTACAAAGTGAAGGGGTGTTAATTGGAGGACGTATAGAATTTAGGCAAGAGGATAATCCAAAAACGGATTTACTTAGTGGGAAAATGCGTTTCCGTTATTCAGTGGCAGAACCAACGCCAGCACAGGATATTGAAAATATCTTAGAGTTCGATGCAACTTATTATAATTCACTATTCGTTAGTGAGTAGGAGGTAGAATAAATGCTTTTTCCTGAAAAGTTAAATGAATTCCGGGTCTTTGCTAATGATAAACCTAATTTGTTGGGCGTATCTGACATTGAATTACCGGAATTGAATTCCATGACTGAAACTGTTAATGGCGCCGGGATTTACGGTGAGTATGAAAGTCCAAACTATGGGCACCTAGAATCAATGCAGCTAAAAATTAGCTGGCGTGTTATTACAGATGAATTAACAGACTTTTATAAGCCTGACGGCATCAAAATTGATTGTCGTTTAGTCAATCAACACTTTAATACAAAAACACGCAAACATGAAATTACGCCATCTCGGGTTTTGGTTCATGGTGCTGTAACAAAAAATTCCCTAGGTAAAGTTGAGAAGGGCTCTCCTTATGAAGGATCTTCAGAGGTAGAAATCCATTATATAAAGATAGAAGATAAAGGAAAAGTCCTTTATGAATATGATCGCCATAATTACATTTACAAAGTGGATGATGTAGATTATGGTGAAAAACTTCGAGAATTATTAGGAATACTATAAAACCAAAAGGAGCAGATGAAAATGAGTGAAAAACAAGTGAATGAAAAAGAAGCAGTTGCTGAAAATCCAAATGTGACAATCGTAGTGTTAAAGAGTCCTATCGAAATTGATGGGGCTTTTTTAGATGAAATAAAGTTAGATTTTGGGAAAATGACAGGCGCTGATGTATTAAAAATTGATGAAGAATTAAAAGCAGAAGGTCATACAGAAGGGTTTAACTCCGTTTATAATCAGCAAGTCTTAGTGAGAATTGCTTCTAGAGCATCAGGGATTCTGTCAGATGATTTAGAGAAATTATCAATATTGGATTTTGCAGAAGTAACATTTTCAGCACGAAATTTTTTCTTCCAATAGTAGGTGCAGAAGGTGGAGCTAAAGAAGTGAGAAAGTTACTTCTTTTTTTAGCTTCAAATTCCGGCGGTACCTCCATTGAATATTGGGAAAAAAAGACGTTTATAGTGCTGAAAGATTGGAAGGACGCAATGGACGAAAAAGGAGCTGAAAACGGTGGCTAGAGCTTTTGAACTGACTTTTGAAATCGCTGGTGCCGTTGGTAGATCCTTCAGCAATACTTTTCAAAGGGCTAATACAAATTTAAACGGTTTAAGAAATCGCGCTAGAGAAGTACAACGTGAAATGGATCGATTAGGTCGTGAATATAGACAAGGTAATATTCATCAGTCACAGTATGCAGAAAGTACGGCCAGGTTATCTCGTGAATTAAGGCAATTGGAAGGTAGCCAGCGACGTGTAAGCGCGTTAAAATCTACTTTTTCAAGTGGCATGAATACAGCTAAAACAGTAGCAAGTGTCGGAGCTGTTGGCGTTGCTGCAACTGCTACAGGTGTAGCAATGTCGTCACTTAAAACAGCAGCAAACTTCCAACAGCAAATGTCTAAAGTTTCTGCTATATCTGGTGCAACTGGAGCAGATTTTGAAAAACTGAACGCCGAGGCACAAAATCTTGGTAAGTCGACAGTATTTTCTGCTACTCAAGCAGCAGAGGGTATGGAATACCTTGCATTAGCTGGTTGGAAAACAGATGCAATCATTTCGGCAATGCCTGGCATGCTAAATCTTGCGGCAGCAGGTTCTATGGATTTAGGTCGAGCAGCAGATATAACGAGTGATACGATGCAAGCATTTAGTATGAGCGCAGATAAAGCCGGACATGCTGCAGACGTATTTGCATATGCTCAAGCTAACGCTAATACAAACGTTGAGATGATTGGTGAAGCTATGAAATATGCAGCTCCTACCGCAAATCAATTTAAATGGTCACTCGAAGAAACATCTGCAGCGATGATGGCACTTGCTAACCAAGGTTTGAAGGGTTCGATTGCCGGTCAAGCATTTGCAAGCTCAATGGGTCGATTAGCTGCGGACAAAGGTAAAATAGCGGAAAAAGCAAAAAATTTAGGCATGGAGTTTTTTAATGCTCAAGGAAAAATGAAGTCTCTACCTGGCCTGATAAAAGAGATAGAAAAAGGTACAGCAGGAATGAGTGATAAGCAGCGAGTTAATACGCTACAAACACTATTTGGTGCAGAAGCATTTAAACATTGGGCTATTTTACTTTCGACTGGTTCAGATGAGCTGCAACGAATGACAACTGCAATGGAGAATTCAGACGGAACAGCATCGAAAATGTCAGCAACGATGGTAGATAACTATGCTGGTTCCCTTCAACTTTTAAAGAGTAGTATCGAGGGGGCACAAATCAAGTTTATGACACCTGTCTTACCAGTATTTCAAAAATTTTTTGGTGGTATAACAGGAACCCTTGATAAAAACATGGGAAGTATTGAAAAAGCTGGTGAAGCTACAGCAAAAATCCTTAGTGATATTACTGCACCATTCAGCACCGAAAAGCCAATTAAACCAAAAATTGAACCTAACATGGATCCAGCTGATGCACAAAGAATGATCAATCAATACAACAAAGAACTACAAAAATACGAAATGTTCAACGATATGGGTTTTGGCGAAAAAGTTGAATATATGTTAGACACGGCTATCCAAAAAGCAGAAGCATGGCTAGGCGGTTCAGGTGGAGAAGCAATGGGGCGTATTTTTACGCAATTAGGAACTATTGCAGGGAAGGCATGGATTGCCGGATTAACTGGCGCTGCTAGTGGAGCTGTATCAAGCGCCTTAGAAGGTAATATGAGTGGAGCCTTGGGTTTAGGTGCAGCAGCATGGATGATGGGTGGTGGAACACTTGTTAAAGGAGCTGTTGGTGCTGGTAGATGGGGTATGGAAAAGTTCAATTCCAGACGAGCAACAACTTCACCCCCACCAATCTCACCAAATCCACCCCCTACGCCACCAACACCAGGAAATAATGGTGGCTTCGTAGGACCAAACAGAACAGGTACAATTACTCGATATGGAGGTGGACCAACCCCTCCTCCAGCGCCACCACCAGCTCCAAATCCAACCCCTTCACGTGGAGCTAGAATAATGGGGCAAGTGGGGAAAGTAGGCAAGGTAGCAGGAAATGTAGCAGGAAAGGCTATGCTACCACTTGGCATAGCAATGGAAGGTTACAACGTCTATAAATCAGAAGACAAAGTAAAAGCAACAACAGAAGCAGCAAGTGGAGTCGCTGGAGGACTAGGTGGAGCTAAACTAGGTGCTACTATAGGGTCTTTCATTGCGCCAGGAATTGGCACGGCAATCGGTGGTGTACTAGGAGGTGCGGTAGGTTATTTTGGCGGTAAATGGTTAGGTGGTAAGGCTGTTGATACAGTACGCGGGGGCAGTAGTGCTACTGCAACAAGCGCACCAGCTCCAACACCAACAAATAATGCAGGTGCTGCACCAACACAGCAGTTGGACGTAACAAAATTAAACACTTCTGCAACAGCATTAGCAACTGCTTTAGAGGGTACTAATACATCTCTTACAGCAATAGCTAGCTCATTTACAACGTTACAAACAAGCGCTAGTACAACTGCAGTTAACATGGATAACCTGACTATGTATTCAGGCCAAGTAAGTACAGATCTTGTTACATCGTTTTATTCATTAAAAACGGCAACAGACCTTTCAAACACAAATATGGCCACTTTAGCATCTGCCATTGGACAGGCAACTGGATGGATTACATCAATCCAAGGTATTCAACCAGCTGCTCAAAATGTAATAGCAGCTCTAAATGGTCTCAAGACACGTATCGATAATATACAACTTCCAAGTGCTGGTGGCGCTACACCAAGGAGGACGCAATATGAATAGTTATACAACTATCCAGGGTGATACATGGGATTTAATTGCATACAGGTTGTGGGGGAGCGAATATTTGCTTCCCCTTTTACTTGAAGCTAATTCTAAGTATCGTAATACTATCTTTTTTACAGGTGATGTTGTTTTAAATGTACCTGTAATTGATACAGCTATTTATACGGAACGCCCTAGTTGGCTTGGGGAGAAGGAGGAATTATGACTTTAGCAAGAAGAACAGTGTTAAATGTAACCTATAACAATACTCGATTGACAGACGAATTAGGGGACAATTTAATTGACTGGACATACACAGACAATTTAAGTGGCGAAATAGATGATTTACAGCTTGTTCTACAAGATGCAACTGTCTATTGGATAAATGATTGGTTCCCGTCTAAAGGGTCACTTCTAGAGGTTGAAATAGCACGAAGTCATTGGACTGAGAATGTTGTAAAAACTAAGTTAGGAAAATTCGAAGTAGATGAGCTTAGTGGGGGTGGTCCACCAACAAAAATGACAATCAAGGCATTAGCTGTTCCAGAGTCAAATTCCATACGAGGTCAATACAAATCTAAAGCATGGGAAAAAGCAGCGCTGAAACAAGTTGTAAATGATATTGCTAAAGCCAATCATTTAAAAGTGTTTTGGGAGACAAACGAAAATCCTAAGAAAGATCGCTATGAGCAAGAATCTGAAACTGATTTAGCTTTCTTGCATCGACTATGTAAAGATGAAGGCTTATGTCTCAAACTATCTAATAGTTCCATTGTTGTTTTAGATGAGGAAGATTATGAATCTAAGCTGGCAGTTGACACAATTATCCGTGTAAGTAAAGAAACGTGTAAAATACAGGTCCTTGATTGGCGCTTTAATACAGCCCTCACAGGTGTTTATAAAGATTGTCGTGTACAGTCACATAATGCTGGTAAAAAGAAAACCATAAAAGCAACATTTTCGCCTAAAAAGTCCCCGAAGGTAGGACGTACACTCGTAGTGAAGGAAGAAGTTAAATCAGTAGCAGAAGCTCAAAAACTAGCCAAAAAAAGGCTGAGAGAGGCTAATAAGAACGCCACAACAATTCAATTGAAAGTGATTAGTGAAATGCATATCGATGCTGGAATGACTTTTAATTTAATAGGTTTTGGCCGTCTAAACGGTAAATATATCGTTACGAGAGTAACACACAACAGAAGTGAAATTTCCCTGGATTTACGTAGATGTTTGGAGGGGTATTAATGCGTGTACAAGTTGGCGAAGTAACTACTGCTGATCCCACACAAGGAACAGCTCGTGTCAAAATTGAAGAACAAGACGACAAAGTGTCGGCTCCATTACATGTTTTGTACCGAGGTACATTAAAAAATAAAGACTACTGGATGCCGAAGGTTGGAGAGCGAGTACTTTGCCTTTTCACAAAACAAAGTGAAGGTTTTATTTTAGGTTCATATTATTCGGATGGGACTCCACCACCACGAACCGATCCAGAAAAGCGTTGTATTGAATTTGAAGATGGTAGCTTCATCGAATATGACACTAAAACGCATAAATTACATCTAAATATAGATGGTGAAATAAACATTGAAACAAAAGGTCCCGTAACAGTAAATGGGCAATTACTTTCACCTGGTGGCAACAGCTCGACATCGGAATAAAGGAAGTGATGTAAAATGGCCACAATCGGTAGTTTTGGTGATGTCATTTTTGAAGTGTCTACAGATAAAATACTGACATTCAACGATTTAGAAAAGAAAAGTAGCGCTAAGTGGAATGAACATAGTATTGCTGGGAATAAGGCAAAATTAGAATTTGACGGACCTGGACTAACAGATTTATCTTATAATATTTTATTGCGTGCTGAATTTGGTATTAATCCCATGAAAGAAATGGCCAAGTTAAACAAAATGAATGATAGAGGGGAAGCTCATCATTATATTTTGGGACAAAAGCCAATTATGACAAATAAATTTGTCATAGCAGATATTACAGAAAAGTTGCGAAACATTGATCAAAATGGCAATGTGTTCACTATCGAAGTATCGGTGTCTTTAAAAGAGTATGTTGAGAGCAGGACGCCTGTAAAAAAAACAACGACAAATAGCAAACAAACAAACGCTGCAGGTAATTCGAAAAAATCACTTGGTGCCATGACTATTACTGTAAAATCGGTCCATATACGAAATGGACCAGGTGTGAATTATAAAGTGCTTGGTTATGCCATGAAAAATGATAAATTGACGGTTTATGAAGAAAAGAATGGATGGTACTCGCTTGGCGGTGGCAAATACATTACATCGAATAAATCGTACTCAACGTTAAAGAAAGGGTGATAGCATGTATGTTGTAGAGCCTATGCAAAATATAGATTTTGGAGCGACAGGAGTAGATGAAATACTACAGAATGTCGCTTTTATTATGGCCACAGCTATGATGAGTTGCCCATTAGATCGTGTGTTTGGATGGGATATGACCGTTATTGATGCACCCATTAATATTGCGAAAGCGAGAATAACAGCAAAATTAATCGAAGCAATCAACAAGTTTGAACCACGTGCACTTATTGAGTCTATCGAAGTAACAGGAGATGGATTGGTTGGGAGCTTAAAGCCGAAAGTGAAGGTGAAAATCAATGAGTCGGTTTAATTTACCGGATCTTTATTTTTTAGAGAAGGCACCGGAACAAATTGAAAGCGAAATGTTGTTTCATGTCAGAGGAAAAACAGGACTAACATTACAACGAGCAGATCCAAGACTAAAATTTATTCAGGCTTTGGCTGCATTTGCATCCATAGAACGCAACAAATTAGAACATGGCTTGCGTCAGAATCGCTTATCTTATGCTGAGGATGACATACTCGATCACATGGGTAGCGAATTTTCTACAGAGCGTTTACCTGCAAAATATGCAAGTACTACAATGGCTTTTGTGTTGGAAGAGGATCGTGTAGATGCACTAACAATTCCTGAAGGAACTAGATACCTTGTAGGCGAGATTTATTTTGTTACAACAGAAACCCATGTCATACCGCCTGGTACACACTTGTATGCAGTGGAAGCGACTTGTATGCAACCAGGGGAAATAGGAAACGACTTTTTAGTTGGCGAGATTTCAACATTAGTAGAGCCATTGCCTTATGTAAAATCTATTCAAAATACCACAATAACTAGTGGTGGTGCAAATGAGGAAAGCGACGATGCTTATGCTGAAAGGATTCTACTCGCACCTGAAAGTTTTTCTGTTGCTGGTCCTGAAGGTGCATATATCTATTGGGCAAAGGCAGCTAGTCAAGATATTGTTGATGTCAAAGTAGACTCACCAGTGCCAGGGGAAGTACATTTGTTTATTTTGATGGCCAATGGCCGTTTACCAAGTAATGAAGAACTTGAAATGGTTGAAAAAATTTTAATGAACAAATCAGTCAGACCACTTACAGATAAGGTTCGTACAGATGCACCTTCAGTTATTAACTACACAGTAGAAGTAGAGTATTGGATTGGAAACAAAAGTGCTACAGTGTCACCGATTATTGAAAAACAAGTAAATCAGGCATTTCAAGATTACCTTGTATGGCAGCGTTCCAAAATGGGGCGTGATGTAGATTTTTCAGAGCTTATTGCACGCTTGAAAAAAGAAGGGGCATCGCGTGTATCTGTGAGCTCACCAATGTTTATCGAAATAGCAAATATTGAGGTAGCTATTGAAACTTCAGCTGAAATAATTTTTAAAGGATTAACAAATGACTAGCGATCTTTTAAAATTGTTGCCCCACAGTTTGCGTCAAGATCCTGTACTAGTAGCTATTGCTGAAGCTGCTGAAATTCAACTGAAACAAGCCTATCAGGAAGCAGAGGCAATTTATAATCTAATCAACATCGATAAAATGCCAGAGCAACTTTTAGATCTTTTAGCATTTGAAAAGCATGTTGATTTTTACGAAGTTGATTTACCTGTTGAACAAAAAAGAGAGCTTGTGAAAGCATCGATAAAATGGCATCGAAAGAAAGGCACCAGAGGCGCTGTAGAAGATGTTGTGTCTATTATCTATAAAAATGCACAAGTCTTTGAATGGTTCGAATATGGAGGCGAAGAATATCGCTTTAAAATTGAAGTAGATGAGCCATTCATAGCAAATGAGGACATGAAGCGTTTAAGAAAGATGGTTGATGCAACAAAAAATAAACGCTCATGGCTAGAATATGTGGCTGTGAAGCTGCCACAGACACAGTATATCGAACTTGATTCAACACAGTACCACTATCCAGTATACTTGCCAATCTGTGGCGAATTTGTCTGTGAGGGTATGCCTGGTGTTGGAACAGATAAAACAATTGAAATTGAAATAAAAAATTACACATATCCAGTATATTTGCCGATATGTGGCGAAATTCATGCAAATGAGGTGATGGATATATGGTAACGAGCATTGTAATTGATCGCACACTACAATTTTTAAGAGACATGCCCAAAAAAGCTGTTGTCACAATAGATGGTCAAGAAATCACAAAGTCTTTTCACTCTCAGGAGATTGTCGGGGATATGGTAAAGACTTATGTGTATTTAGATGATGGGCATGGTCATGTATCAACAGTGAAGCTAGTTGATGCACAAGGCATCGAATTAGATCAGTACACAACGTCAATCGAACCAAGTGAGGATGGTTTAATGATTGTCTTTACGCTATCTGTCACGCTGAAAGGAGCTGTACAAGGGTGAGTTTAACAGTCTCTAATAATTATGAACTAATATACTGGAAGGATCGTATTTGGAAAATTGGTCCCGATGGTAAATTGATTCCCCTAACAAATGAAAATGGCGACATTGTAAAGAATCCACTTACTGGCCAACCTGAATATGAATATTTAGAAGATGGTACAAGGGTCAATGCTGCACGGTTAAATCACATGGATAAAGGTATTTATATGGCCCATGACATCATTGTCCAGTTAACAGCTACAATACGCCGGATGCAAATTCAAATGGAGTTAGATGGACGTGTACCAGGTAACAGCGGAACATTTGCTGACACTTTGGATGGCAGCACAAACAAAATCATGTTAGATAAAGCAATGACAGATATTATAGAGGCAGTTGTTATAGGTACAACTACTTTGAAAGTGGCTAGTGTTGATGGTTTCATACCATTTACACAAGTCACTATTTTTGATGATGAACACAGCGAGGATGTAGTAATTACTGAGATTGGCACCGGCACAATTAAAGTACAGGCTCTTAAAAATGCGTACAAAAAAGGTGCTAAAGTAGCTCGTAGTAATGTTCAAATTGATACGGTCAATGCTGAAATGGGTGTCGGTGATTGGCAGACTTACAACGTTGAATTAGTGGAGGTGGTGTAGGATGGTTAAATATTATTACGATAAATACAACACCATAACAACTAAAGAATACAACGATGTAGCACCTTGGGAACCTTCGAGTGACGTTAGGTCGGAATTCCAATCTAACTACCGAGAGATTAAGTTCAATAAATTAACTGGCAACTATGACCCTGTAGGTGGCTATATCGGGTATACAGAAGTTTATATAGGAGACATATCTTACTATCGTTACGAGGGTATTTGGAATGAGTACACTTCGCTAGAACGAGGAACATCCGACTATGCGGTGCAAGTCTCTGTAAGAAAAAAAGATTATAGAAAGAATACGTCTAAAGATATTTACACAAGAGGCACTTTAGTTCAATCAAATGTTGTAGCTGAAAACAATACGTACCCATTAGATGGACGCCATACTGACGGCTTCTGGTATGTAAGAGGTTCGATGGTAAACACTGCACCAACGCAACCTGGAGCATTTACCCAACCCTCAGGCTCGTTAGAAATTGGCGATTCTAAGGTCATTTCATGGGGTGCTTCTACAGACGCAAACAATAATTTATCAAAGTACATTTTAGAAGTAGCAATTAATAATGGATCGTGGACGCAAATTGGTACACCAACAACTAATAGTTACCCTTACACAATTCCAACAGCTACGAGTATTCAATTTCGAGTCAAAGCCCAAGATTCTGGAGGGCTAGAATCAAGTTATCGTACGAGTAGCGTTTATACAGTTACAAAGCCAAAGTATTATTATGCTAAGTATATGACGGTAAGCACGCCCAATTATACTTGGCAAGTTGTATGGGGACCTGAAATCGAGAACCAGGTGGGTACGTTTGCGGGCTACACAGCATACTATTTAAACGGTGACGGGGACATTATACTGAGCGGCACATATATGGATCTTAACTCGGTTAGTGGCCCTACGGGTACTGTATACGCCGACTATAGCAGTAAGGCAATTAAGAGGGTAACAGCTGTCCCAGGTTCTGAATGGTTTCGACAAACAGATGGTACTTCTAAACAAGTACAAACAAGTACGTCCTACTCGCAAGGCGCCCTAGTAGAAAGTAACATTTCCGCCGTGGATGGCACATATCCGGCGAACGGACGCCATACAGACGGTTTTTGGTATGTCCGTGGCTCACGTGTTAGTCAATCTATTGCACCACCAGCACCATTTACAGCACCAACGCAAGGTAAGAAATTTAAACCTAACGAAGTAGCTAACATTGCTTTTGGAGCTTCTAGCGCTGCTAATCTATCACTCTATGAAGTAGATTACAGATACAACAGCACTGGCACATGGACGCAACTAACATACAACAACACGCTTACTCGTAGTTTGACAATTACAACAGATAAAACATTAAAGACGCTTGAATTACGTGTACGTGCTAAAAATACGAGTAATGTGTATTCCGATTATGTACATTCAGAGCCTTTCGACATTGAGCACAACGTTGCTCCTACTGTGTCATTAACTGGCCCATCTGAAAATCAAACGTTGTATGAAAACGACACATTCAATATTGTAGGGACAGCTTTTGATGCAGATCCTGATCAAGCAGTTACAACTTATTACCAAATAGATAGTGAGCTTCGAAAAGTATTAGCTACAAATCTAAGCCAAATGCAGATTGCATTATCTAAGCAGCTTATATTCAAAAGTGGAAAACTTTATGATGGTGAAACGCCAATTACAGGAAGCCTAGCTGATGGGATAGCCCATAAATTAAAGGTTTGGGCCGAGGATAGTGAGAAGGCATCTTCAGCAATTGACGAAAGATCATTTTATGTTGTACCTAACAGAGCACCTTTGCTATCGGTAGATGCTGTTGTACCGTCTGGTGTAGTTGATAACGATAAATTTAAAATTAGTGGTACAGTATCAGATCCAGACGCTAATTCAAGCGTCACAGTAAAAAGGCGAATCAATAATGGTAATAGTACAGAGGTTTATAACGGTCCTGGTGGAGCATGGGAGTTTGATGTATCACTCGCTCAACTAATCGTTGGTCTAAATACGATTGTTGTTGAGGTAGTTGATAACTACGGTGCGAAAGCGAGCAAGACCATAACATTAAATAAAAATGAAGTGAAAACGCCTATTTTGCAATCGGTAGCGAGGTATAAGATAACACCTCCATCCGGAACAGCAAAGGGCGTTTTATTGTTCATAGAACGTGATGAACCACTTGATTTAAAAGTTGAATTATCGATGACTTTAGCTGGTGAACAAGAGCAATACGAAACGCTCACACCTGACAACACAGCGCCAATGCCTAATATGGTGGGCATTGTGGAAGATACGTATTTCTATGAGTCTACAGAGCCAAAAGATAATATCATTTTGAAGTTATTTAGTACACGTCCAGATGCGACTGTAAATCACAAAATTCATTTAATATCGGGGGCTGTTGAGTAATGGCTATGGAGTATAAAAAACGTGTTGAAGATGGCACGCTTAGCGAACCTGTAAAAGTCGGCACAGGGCTCAAACTTGATGAACAAGTAGCATCCCTGGGAGAACAGTTAGCACAAGAGAAAATTAAGGGTATTCAAAAGGATTTACTTATCAATAGTCTTGGCACAACTGTTACACAATTAAAGCTTGAAGTAATGGCATTAAAAGGGGGTGATGCATGATGCAATTCTGGCAAATCGCTTTTATGTATAAATGGGTAACTGCAGCTCAATTACGTTTAGCTGTAAAAACAGAAGCTAATCCTTTCGGAGAAATTTCATCTACAGAATACAAAGAAATTACAGGTCAAGAGTTTAAGACGCTGGCAGAAGCCTAGCGTTATTTTTTAATGTCAAAATTAAGAGGAAATCCTTTCCTTTTGTCGAATGTGTATGATGAAAGGTAGGATGGAAATTGAAAAAAAACTCTTATTATAATTTAGTAGTTGTATTTATATTCTTTTTAATGATTTTGAGTCTTACTGTTCCATGGCTCATTCTTGAATCGCATGATCATAGTGTATCTTCTATTCTAAAAGAATTCGCGATAATAAATATTTCAATAGCTATAGGTTTAATTGCGGCAACAATTGGGGTTGAAAATTCACCGCAAAAGGATAACATGATGTATTTAGCTTTATTACAAATAGCTATTGGAGTGATTTCATATTTTTTAGGTTTATTAGGTGCAGAAATTCTTTCAACTTTATATTTATCATTAAATGGAATATCTATAGGCGCAGCATTAACTAAATATTTAAGGCACTACGAAAAAAAATAGGGAGTAACACTCGAAAAAGTCTTCTACACATTATGTGGAGGGCTTTTTTTATTATGACAAAAGGAAGTGTTCCAATGGAAAAATGGATAGCAGCAGTAAGTGGATTAATTGGCACATTGGTTTCTTATTCGGTTGACGGTCTAGGTATGGCTGTAACTGTATTAATCGGCTTTATGGCTATTGACTACTTTACAGGAATTATGGGCGGTATCGTAAATCGAAATTTAAACAGTCGTGTTGGCTTTAACGGCATCATACGAAAGATTTATTACTTAATGTTAGTCAGTTCAGTGTATTTACTAGCATTAGTGATACCAGGTATCGAGTACGCAGGTGATGGGGCAGCCATTGCATTCTGTGTACTCGAATTTATTTCTATCACAGAAAACGGCACGAAGATGGGCTTACCAACACCGGAGTTCATTAAGAATATCTTATCAATTGTAAAGGATAAAACAGGAGAGGGAGAAACAAAATGACAAGCGTAACAACTACATGCCGAGACTTGGCTGAGCTTTTGCCAGCTGCACAAACAGCCTGTAGATTACTATTTCAAGAGTGCTTCAAGGCAGGTATTAAGAACATCTTCATTACTGAAACATATCGCAGCCAAGAACGACAAAAGTATCTATACGCACAAGGACGCACTCGACCAGGGCAAATTGTTACCTGGACATTAAATAGCAATCATAAATCACGTTTAGCGTGGGACATTGCGGTAGGCCCTCCACAATCTTTATATGATGTGACTACTCTAAACCGAGTGGGAGCTATTGCTAAGAAGTTAGGCATCGAGTGGGGAGGTACTTGGACAAACGCTATTGACCGTCCCCACTTTGAAGTAAAAGCAAATTGGTTACTGCCAAAAGGATACAAGTTAGAAGGACAAGTAATCGTGCCAAGTAACAGCAAAATGAAAGTTCAATTAATTGTGGAAGACAAAAAGGGGGAAATTAAAGTGACAAGTACAACATGGAATCCAGGTTCGCCAGCTATGATGACAGAGGCAGAAGCATTTTTAACACAGGCTGTTAAAGATGGTGTGATTCAGCAAGTTCATTTAAATGATTTGAAAAATCGTACGATGACTACGGACCGTTTAATAGGATTGTATATTACGATTCAGCAACGACGTAGTAAAAGCTAAGTTTTAGTGTTAAATTAAGAACTCCTCATAACATAAGCCTTGTAATATATATATATTACAAGGCTTATGTGTAAAATAATTCATCCTAAACTTTATTAGTGGATAAGGCATACCATAGCTTGAGCGCCTAAACAACTAGCACAAGTTACCGCACCTACAATATTTCCGCCAAATATTACAGAGAGACATGCAGCAGAACATAATTGTTTCGTAAGTTCAGGAGCATTTTTCCAAGCATTTTTTAAACAATCCCAGGTATCGCTCCAATAACCTGCTGTACCACTATCAGTTGGAGATACTTCGTTGTATATTTTTCTTTCAATAATTTCGTTTGTGCCTACTTCAAGAGTCATACCAACTATTTTTTCGTCATTTAATGTTGAATATGTAATTTCAATTTCATTATTTTCGATATCAAGAATTGATTTCATGATAATAAAATCATTACTAACTTCACCATTTGTTTTATCATAAGCAGTCAATAAACGAATATCAAAGTTTTCGTTGTTCTGTTTATAAGGAATCATTAAACCATCTTTATCCTTGCCGAAATCTAAGAACTCAGTATTTTCCCAATCAAAATCATCTTTATTGTACTCACTATGACTAAACTTTTCTGCTATATCTAAATCTTCTTTTACATCGTGTATTACTATATTATTTTTTAATAAACCTGCTTTTTCCATTGGTAAAGGTAATTTTTGTGAACAGCTATTACAATCATTGTTCTCACCTTTTTCCTTAGCAAAAGCTCTATCTAAATTTACAGATAGGGGTTGGAATGCTAAAAACATAACCATTAGTAAAAATAACAATTTTTTCTTCAT